CCCAGAATATGGAGGCTTCGATGAACCTTAAATTCTGGAAGAAGCAGGAAAAGAAGGACATCGTCCAGTACAAAGACGGAATGTATTATCTCGGGACCGGCACAATATCGGCCCCTAAAATGACGAACTATCTCAAGGCGTCAATGATAAACGAGGCCGTCTACGGCTGCATCGGGCTAATAACGATGGCGGCCATTGAAGTGCCGTGGCACGTATTCAGGCAGGAGGGGAAGGATATCATCGAGATTACGGACCATGCGCTCGTGAGGTTCACAAAACGGCCGTCGAAGACATTGTCATGGTCGACATTCATCGAAGAGTACCTGAACTATCTCCTTCTGTCCGGGAACTTTTATTCTCGAAAAATCATCGGTTCCTTTAGGACTTACGGCGAAATTGAGAACATGCGTCCTGACAAGGTGACTATCCAGCCCGGACCGCTCGGCGTGCAGAGATACGACTATTATTCACAGGGGAAGATCCACCAGCTCGACCCCGACGAGGTGCTGCACATAAAGCTGTTCAATCCCGCGGACGAGCTCCTCGGACTCTCTCCCATATCCTCCATCGCCGGCCAGATAGACATCGCCTCGTTCAGCCAGGCATGGATGCTCGCGCTCCTGGAGAAGGGAGCGATGCCGGCCGTGGCGCTCAGCACGCCGGGGACCCTGGAACCCGAGCAGCGGGAGTTTCTGAAGGAGCAGGTGAAGGAGAATGTCCTGGGCTACGAGAACGTGATGAACCCTCTGATCCTGGAGGGCGGTATGGAACCAAAGAAGCTGGCGTTCTCTCCGGATGACATAAACTTCATGCCATTGACGAAGTCAACGCTCAGGAAAATATGCAGCGTCTTCAATGTCGCCTCGGAGCTTCTGGGAGACGCCGAGAATAAGACTTATAGCAATATAAAAGAGGCGCACAAGGGCTTATATACAAAAGCGACTCTGCCTCATCTCAAAACCCTGAAGGATGCTTTGAACATCTGGCTCGTGCCGGAGTTCGAGGAAGAAAGCGAGAAAGGGAAGTTGTTCCTCGATTACGACACAAGCGATCTCGAGGCGCTCTCCGAGGACAAGGATGCCCAGTGGAAGAGGGTCAACGAGAGCGTGGACAAAGGCGTCATATCAAGAAACGAAGGAAGGAAAATAATCAAATTCGAAAAGGCGAAGGAGAAAGGTGCCGATAAACTCACGGTGCCGGCGACCATCGTTCCGCTCGATGATGTGACCGGGGATTCCATAGAGGAGGAATGATGGTTGAAGAGCACAAAGTCGGACGGATGATCATCACGGATGTGAGGTCGCTCGTCTGGTTGCGCCGGTATTTGAACGAAGAAGAGAGGAAAATCTCCTCACCGGCCAAGGCTATGTGGAAGAGGCAGAGTGAGATCGTGAGTATCGACACCGTGAGACTCGCGCTTGAAGCCAACACAGTGCCGCCGGAATGGGAGAATCCGTGGACCAGGATGATTAAAGAGTTCGTGCGGGACGATATCACTGCGGAATGGGTCAAGAGCATAGCGGTCGCCGGCGACTCGATAGCGAAGAAGGTCAACCGGATCCAGCGCAAGGAGTTTGGCTTCGATTCGACCATGACATCAGTCAAAACATGGGTGGACAATGAAGGCGGCAAACTGATTGTAAACCTCACAGCTGCGCAGATGGGCTCGATCCACGCGCTCCTGCAGGACCAGATCGCCCTGGGCGTGACAAGCCCCTATATCCTGGCGCAGAGGATAAAGCCGATTGTGGGCCTGACCATGAAGGAATCCTTGCGGCTCTCGAAGCTTATGAGCGCGCTCCAGGAACAGGGAGTGACCGCGGGGGCCATAACCAAGCGAGTTGAAAGATACGCCGCATCTCTCCATAAGTCGAGAGCAGCGAGGATCGCCAGGACAGAACTCTCGAACGCCTACAACTTCGGCCAGCTGGACTCGATGAAACAAGCCGCTGCCGAAGGGTGGCTGCCGGGAGTTCCGGAGAAGTCCTGGATGGCCGGTGGTTCGAACCCCTGCGGGATCTGCGAGGAGAACGAAGGCGTGGGGCCCATTGCCCTATCCGACGCGTTTCCGAGCGGACATGAACACCCGACGGCCCATCCTCAATGTGAGTGTGCCGTTTCATATATGGTGAGGAGGTAACGGAATGGAAATAAAAACTTTCGAATTCGAAATTAAGCAACTCAACGAGGAGGGAGAATTCTCGGGGTATCTCTCCGTGTTCGGCAATATGGATGCTGGAGGCGACATCGTCGACCCCGGGGCGTTCAAAAAGACGCTCAGGGAGAGGAAAAGATTCTCCTTGAATTGGGGACACAGGCCAAGCCATCCGGATCTCGTTGTCGGATCATTCGGCGCCGAGGAGGACGATAAGGGACTCAAGGCAGAAGGCGCGTTCTTTCTCGACCTCGAAGGAGGGAAGAAGGCCTACTTGGTCACGAAAAAGCTCTTCGGGAAAGGCATCAAGATGGGCCTCTCCATGGGATACAAGACGATGAAACACATAAACGAGATGATCGACGGGATGCTGGTAAGAAGGCTGAAGGAGGTAAAGCTCAAAGAGGGCGCGCTGACGCTCTTCCCGATGAACGAGATGGCCTTGCTGGAGGGGATTAAGGAGGAGGACGGAGACCTTGAAATGAAGCCGTCCCCAGATAACCACATCTGCAGAGTCGGAGGCGGAGACTATGTCAGATACAGGAGCGAAGAGCGGAGACATGGTGGAAAGCCCTACACGGTCAGATACGGAGTCCGGAAAGACGGCAAGGCGGAGGAATACGAATATTTTTATCCGAAAGACAAATGGCCGGCCTCAGAAGCCCGCACTCATTGCGGAAAGCATGAGGGGAGATTCGAGGCCGCCGTAAGCAATAAAAGTCTGGAGCTCAAATGCGTTTCTTGTGGGGAGACACTCGTCATAGAGCCGGAGGAGATCTCCACTCTTGTAAGCGAGCCGTCCCGTAAGGCCGAGCCGGACAAGTTCCACTCGCGCCTCGAGAAGATAGCAGACGAGCTCAAAACCATAACAGGAGGTAACTCAAAATGACCCCAGAAGAAAAGAAAAAACTGGAAGAGGAAGAGAAGCAACAGGAAGAGAAACGGCAGAAAGAGGAGAAGGAGAAGGAGGAAAAGCAGGAGAAGGTCTTCAACGAGATCCAGGAAGGGATCAAGGTCATTCGGGAGAAGGCCGAGACCCTTGAAAAGCACGGCGTCGAACAGAAGACCAAAAACGACGAGCTGAAGGAGACCATCGGGAACGTGACCAAGAAGGTCGACGAGATCGAAGTCCAGCAGAAAAAACTCATCACCCTGTCCTCTTCCAAGGAAGAAAATGAAGTCCTCGGCTTCAAGGAGCTGATGGACTGGTGCAGGAACGGGAAGGCAGTCGAACACGCCGAGGAGCTCAAGGTCATGAAGCTTTCCGATGCCACGCTCGGCGGATATCTGGCAAGTGCTGAAATCAGCGGCGAGCTGTTGAAGGACGTCGTAGAATTCTCGCCGATCCGCCTCATCGCAAGGGTGCGGACCACCAGCAAGGAGAGCATCAAAGTCCGAAAACGGACCGGAGTCTTCGCTGCCAAATGGACTGGAGAGACAGGAACCAAGACAGAGACCACGGGCCTCACATACGGAATGGAGCAGCTCCCTAATCACGAGCTTTACGCGTTTGTGGACATCTCGAACTGGGATCTCGAGGACTCGGATTTCAATCTCGAATCTGAATTGCGGCTTGAGTTCGGCGAACAGTTCGGCGTGGCCGAGGGGATAGGTTTCGTCTCTGGAGACGCAGTCGGAAAGCCCGAAGGCATACTGGCCAACAAGGATGTCGGCGAGGTCATCAGCGGCCATGCAACTTTGTTAACAGCCAACGGATTCTTCACTTTGTATTTCGCCCCGAAATCGGTTTATGCCAAGAGAGGCAAGTTCGTCCTGAACAGAACGACCATGCTCGCTGCTTCGATCCTCAAATCCGCAGAGGACGGTCAGTATCTCTTGAGAAGGCTCGGCGAATCGCCGGTCTGGAACATCCTTGGCTCTGAAGTTGTGGAGGCCGTGGACATGCCGGACGTCGGCGCCGGGTTGTATCCCGTTCTTTTCGGCGACTTCCAGAAGGGCTACACCATCGCGGACAGAATCGCCCTCGCCATCTTGAGGGATCCCTACAGCGCGGCCACAGAAAACTGCGTGAGATTCCATGCCCGGAAGAGAGTCGGCGGACAGGTCGTCCAAGCAGAGGCGATCTACAAAATGAAAATATCTGCATAAGGAGGAGATGAAATGAAAGACATATATCACGACTATTTACCAAAGTATTCAATCTACCCCGCAAGTCTTGGTGCTGCAGCGAAAGAAGGAGATGCGATTGTCGACCTCCAAGGGTTCGAGGGTGCGATGATTGTTTGCGGAAGTGGAGCCCTCACCGTAGATATGCCCTTTCAGTTGATGCATGGCGACGATGCCGCTCTTTCCGATGCCGCCGCCGTTCCTGATAGTGACCTGGTGGGTACAGAACCCACACTGCTGGAAACGATTGATAATGAGATTAAGCACTTTTCCTATGTCGGGACAAAGCGCTATCTCAGAGTTGATACGACTGGCGGAACCGGGCTTGGTTTTGCAGCAATCATCTTAGGAAAACCGCGCCACGCACCTGCTGTCTAATAACTGATAGCTGATAATCGGTAATTGAAATTAACAGGAGGGGGATGGCAAGCGTCCCCTTCCTTTTCTATCGCTTAAAGGTGAATAATGCCTGTTGAGATTTTAAACTGGAGAAAACAGGGGAGGGTTCCTCTCCCGTTTAATCCCTATAAAGGAGTGAAGGTCATGAAAATAAAAATGACTCAAACAATCAAAGGAGCCGCGGACCCTTCCGGCATTCGAGCTAAGACATACGAGGCCGGCAAGGAATACGACGTTCACGAGGAGCTGGCCCAGGTCTTCATCAGAGAGCGCTGGGCTAAGAAGAACAAGGAACAGAAAGTACCGGAAGAGACAAAGGACCTGAAAGCCTCGGAGGAGAACAAGGATCTGGAAGCCCCAGAGGAAATAAAGGAAGAAGAGGAAGAGAAACCTCCGGAGACGAAGGTCGAGGAGCCGCCAGAGACTAAGGAAGAAGCAGCACCCGAAACGAAAAAGAAAGAAAAAAAGTAGCCTGACCCCCCTTTTTTATGTAGGGGTTTGATTTATCAAACCCTTAGGGTCTGGCAGAGGAGGTAAAACTATGGATATTCTAACAATGTTCTTACTGACATTGTTCATTTTCGGGATGGCGAAATGGTGCAACGAAGGCGAGACTCAAGTAGGCAACATCTATCTGAAAAAGGACACTGTGACTGACCTTTGGGTAGGGTTGTACAAAGATGTCACAGAACCTGCGGAAGACGGCACGCTGGCTGGTCTGACTGAGGTCCCAGTTGCCAGCGGCTACGCGAGAATCGCTCTTACTAACACCGATTGGACGGAGCAGGCGACAAAGGGCGAATTCCTGCATATACAGAAGATATTCACGGCGAGCGGCGGAGATTGGGGCGATGTCTACGGCTATTTTCTTACTGACTGCGCTTCAGGAACTGGCGGAAAACTCGTTGCGGTTGAAGATTTCTCAGACGGCCCGTATACGGTCAACGATGGCTGGAGTGTGAAAGTGACGCCTAAGGTAACGATTTCGTAATTTAGGAAGGAGAATAATGCAAATAGTTATCGAGAGAATAGGCGAAGGGAAGCTCCCTGCACGGAAGGAGAACATGGAGTGCGGGTTCAAATGGTACTTCAAAAGCTCTACTACTGATTTGCCTCTGAACACGAATGCGGAGATAACCAAAATCCAGTTCGCCAGTCCTATTGTAATCAAGCCAGATGATGTTATTCCGACAGAGCTTACAATCGAGATTCAAGGACAGTGTAATAAGTGTGGATTCTGCTGCGGGTATAGAAAGAAGAAGCTCATAGAGGGCGGCTGTTCTCACGTAGTCAGAACGGGACGCAATAAGGGTGAATGTGCCGTGTATGCTAACCTAGCCGATTTCTGTGAGGAGCACCAGGAGAGCCACGAGGATTGTGTCCCGAGGATAAACATGCCCACAAAGAAATTCAACCCAGATTGCGGATACTCGTTCATTGTCATCACTCCAGGTTTGGTCATCACAGGACAGGAAATTGTGTTCTTTGAAGTGGCTAATTTCACGGGGCATTTAACCGAAGGAGCGGAGGTGAGGAAGTAAAATGTCGACAATATTCTATCTCCCATCAACTGGTGCGCCGGATATAACCCCTGATTTTGATGCGGTCTGGCATAAAACATCTGAGGCGGATAGATTGGAAATGGTGAGGACTAAAATAAGTTCTGCCTTTGCTATTAAAACTTGTTCGGAAGATGTTGCAACCGGTCCCTATGAAGTGTTGAATCGTCAATATGTTTCTAATCCAATCGGGGCGCATGATTTTACTGGTTGTGGTCTTAGAATTCAAGTTCGGTGCATGGAGGATAATGCAAAGGCTGATTTTAAACTTTCTGGGATAGTTAAAGTAGTATCAGGCGACGGGAATACGCTAAGAGGATATTGGCTTTATTGGCCAATGATTAATGAATTTGATGATGTTCTTACAAATAGAGGGATATGGATAACGACACTTAGCGCACCTTTCAGTTCTCAAAATGGAGACAGGATTGTAGTTGAAATTGGGACAAGGGCATCGAACACGAAAACAACGCTCTACACCGCCACTCAGGATTTTGGGGATGCGAGTGGGACTAATTTACCTATAAATGAGATAGAGACAGCTCAATATAATCCCTGGATATCGTTCACCCACGATATTCCTGAAGCTACTGGAGACGAATTTGTCTATGCTGGTAACATTCCTTTGAGTGCGATACCTGACACGCCGAAAGGACTTCTGAGCATGGTTTACGGAGGCAATATCCCGTTATCACCCATGCCCTCATACACCTCTATCCTGGATAGAATTTACGCGGGTGCTATGCCGCTTGCCGTACTACCTGATGCTCCTAAAGCGCCACTTGAGAAGTCATATGCTGGCGCCGTTGCCCTTGCATTGGTTCCGAATTCCGCTTATGGACTGGCAATCCAGTACGTCTATGCGGGTGATGTGGCTATAGGCATACTGCCTTCATACGCTTCAATTCTTGACAGGATTTACAACGGCGACATTGCCTTGGTTATACTGCCCGATTCTCCTATTGCTCCATTATCAAAGTCGTATGCAGGAGACATCGGCCTTGCGCTGATACCCAACTCGATTTACGAGCTGATCAGTGGTGCCGGTGAGTTCGTCTATGCCGGCGATATCCCGCTCATAGCACTTCCCTCACACGCCCTAATCATGGACAGGGTCTATCAGGGAGCAGTTACACTGGGCATTCTGCCGGATTTCCCCAAGGCCTTTTTGGAGAAATCATATTCCGGCGATCTATCTATGTTGGTTCTGCCGGATTTCCCGAAAGCCATATTAGAGAAGGCCTACGCAGGAGACATCAGCTTCATATTGGTCCCAAATTCTCTTTACTCACTGGAGGAGATATCTGAATTTCTCTATGCTGGCAATATCCCCGTATCCCTTCTCCCCTACTATTCGTCAATGTTGGAAAAAGCATATGAAGGGGATATAGCGGTGCTCTTGACTCCGAGCTCGCTCTGTCTGCTTGAAATGCAGGTAGACGTGTCTTTAAGGGCGAAGAGACCGGGGATGATTTACACAAAAAAACCGAGTTCCTTTTATTCCAAAGATCCCCGTTTCGCTACTACAAAATTTACGAGGAAAGGATATAGAAAATGAGCACTGAACCCATTACTCTGGACGAAGCTAAGACGCATCTGCGCGTTGATTCGGCGGAGGACAATGCGCTTATCTCCAGGCTGATCACGACCGCCCGTCTGTTCGTGGAGAAGTGGACTCACAGGAAATTAATGACGACAGTTATGGAGAAGATTTATGATGTCCCCAGCGATTCATTTTCATTGCCGTACCCTCCGCTTCAAGAGGTTGTGAAAATCGAGGTCATAGATGACGCCGGTGTAAAGACCGAGGTTTCCTCCTCTATTTACGACATTGATTTGTCTGTCGACACCCCCGGCCGCGTGAAACTCAAGAGCGGTTGCGTATGGCCAGACCATCGGGATTTCGCCAGTTTCATCGTGACCTTCAAGGCCGGTTACGGCGAGGCGGCGGCGGATGTTCCGGAGATATTGAAACAAGCGCTTTTTGTCTTGATAGGTCATTTATACGAAAACAGAGGGGATGAAGGGACCGTGAAAGCTCGGGTACAAGCGTTCGATGAAGCAAAGATCCTTCTGGCTCCCTACAAGGTGTATTACATATGAAAAAAGCGAGGATCGGCGACATGAAGCATAGGATCACATTCCAGAAACCGATAAAGACACCCGACGGATACAAGGGCCACACGGTGAGCTGGCAGGATGTCGTCACGGTCTGGGCTAGCGTGGAACCGCTGACGGGACGCGAGTACTTCTACGCCCACCAGATCAAGGCTGAGGTCACGCACGGGGTGAAAACAAGATACAGGGATGACATCACGGTGAAGATGAGGATCAAGCATAGAGACAGGGTGCTGGGAATAGAGTCGATCATCGATCTGCAGGAGCGACGAGAAGTCCTCGAGATCCTATGCAAGGAAGAGAAATGAAGATTAAGGTGGACGTCATAGGCGAGAAAGAGATAGCCCAGGCTCTGCAGAAACTGAGCGTGGAGAAAAAAAGGAAGGTCAAAGGGGAGGTCTACAGCGCAGGACATGACGTGCGGACAGAGGCTATGGACAGACTTGAAGGCAAAGGCGGCTTGAGAGCGTGGGATACAGGTCATTTGGCAACATCGATAATAGTTGAACGCTCTCCCGATGACATGATCGCCGAGGTGGGGCCCACAGCTCCCTACGGCCCATATGTCGAATACGGGACAAAGCCCCATTTCCCGCCTTTTAAAGGTCCGGATGCCGAAGGGCTCGAACGCTGGGCGAGGAAACACGGGTTCGATTCAGTATGGCCGATCTGTCTGGCCATAGCGAAGAGGGGCCTGCCAGCAAGGCCGTTCCTTTTCCCCGCGTGGCTGGCCGTGAAGGACAAGTTCTGGAAGAGGATAAGGGAGATCCTGGTAAGATGAAATCGCCGACGCTCATCCTTCATAAGGCCCAAGTCGATAGAATAGAGGCACAGACCGACTACAAGGTATTCGACGACGTGCCCGAGCAGGAGCCGGATGACTATGTTGTCATGGGAGAGATCACGGCACGGGACTGGTCCGCCAAGTCCGAACCCGGACAGGAGGTTTACTCGACGATCCATATCTGGTCAAGATACGGTGGAAGGAAAAAGGCGGAGCAGATGGCGGACGGCATAATGCAGGCCCTGACTTTGAGCCTGCTCGACTTGAGTCCGGACTTCCGGGCGGTGTTGGACGGGGACGACATTTTCGACTCGTACGATCTTATAATCGATATCGACGGGATAACGAGGCACGGAATCCTCAAGCTGCGTTATCTCATCGAGGAGGTGCAACTATGAGTATATTCAAACCAGGCACACCCATCGGGAAGATCATAGCCAAAAGAGTCACAGGCTTTTCCGTTTGGGAGAAAGAGCCGGCGAAAAAACCGAAGAAGGAGCTGACGTGCTGGATTATCTGTCCCGACTTTAGAGCGAAGGCGCCCAAAGCGGTGAGCAGGGAAACGGGCGAGAAGAACTACAGCTTCTCCGTTCTAATTTTCAGCGACACCCGCGAGGAGCTCCATAGGGCGCTCGATCACATGATACGCTGCGGCTACGAGGAGATAGAGGCGGGGAACAAGCGGTTCTGGCTCTATGCGGTCAAGCATTCATTCCAACACAGGGCGCTTTTCCGGGCCGAACTAAAATACATCTTCAGGGTAAGACAATTACCCGAGGAAATCTTATAAGGAGGTAAAACGATGGACATTCTAATTCTATTGAGTCTTTTGCTGCTGGCATTCGGGATGGCTAAGTTCAAGGGCGCGGCCGTTTTCGTGTACATAAACACGGGAACAGAGGGGTCGCCGGTATGGACGAAAGTCGGCGGCCAGCGGGAAGCCACTTTCGACCGCGGATCTACGACAATCGACACCACGGACAAGGATAGCGGAGGTGACGAGGAGCATATTCCCGAAGACAGGAACTGGGGCATATCCTTCGGCGCATTCCTTATCGAGGACAACGCTGGATGGCTGGCGGTCGAATCCGCATTTGATGGCAGCCTGCAGAAGCAGTACCGGTTCGCCACGCCGGGCTTCAACTACATGGGCAAGGCCACAGTCGAGTCGCTGTCTCTCGCGGGCGCCAAGGGCGATGCCGGAGTCGTTTCGTTCACGCTCAAAGGCACGGGCGCACTCTTGAAGACCGCAGTCTAACTGAAAGAAAAAATCTAATAGGAGGTAAATAAAATGGCAGAATTAACACCGCAAGTAGTCGTACTGACCGGCATAACCCCGACGTTGGTCGCAGCCGACGTTGGCGGAGACGAATTCGTCAACAGCGGCCGTGACTTTATCCACATCAAAAACACCAACGCATCGCCTATCGACGTGACAATCAATTCTCAGGCACTCTGTTCGCAGGGCGTTGATCATGACGTCGTGGTTGCAGTTCCAGCCACTACAGGCGAGAAATTCATTGGTCCGTTTCGCAAAGACAGATTCGATGACGCCGCCAACAAGGTCCAAATCACATACAGTGCCGTTACCGATGTAACGATCGGCATTGTCAGGCTTCCATAATGAAGGACTATATCCTTAACCTTGACAAGCCCCGAAAGCTCAAGTTCGGCTTCAAAGCAACCAGACTGATAAACGAAAAATTCAAGAAAAGAGACCTCACAAAGCTCGTGGAATTCGCTCTCGAGGAATTTCTCTTCCTTGCCTGGGCGGGACTGATGTGGGAGGACGAGAGCCTGACGGAAGAGAAGATTGAGGAACTGCTGGATGAGAAAATCGGCGTGGAGTACTCACAGACGGACATCGCCAATATCGTCGCAGAAGCCATGACCGCACATTCGGGAGCGACACCCGTAAAAAAAAAGGTAAGCGAGACGATCCCCTCGAAGAAACACGCAAAACCGCCTTCGAAGTCGGCATAAAAGACCACGCGGAATTCGACGGACTTACTTATGAGGAGTTGCTCGAGAGAATAGAGGCCTACGAAAAGAGGGAGAAAAAGGAATGGTTCCGGACTGCCTGGCTCGCCTCGCAGATAGTGAGCTACATAAGCGGAAAACCTATTGAAATCTCCGACCTATTGCCGGAGATGTTCCCGCCAAAAGTGTGGACGAAAAAGGAGATAAAACGAGAGCTTAAGGAAATCAAGAAGGAACTGAAGATAAAATGAAAAAATCGCTTATAGTCCGCATTGGGGCAGATACTAAAGAACTCGAAAAGGGGCTAAAAACTTCTGAAGCGAGGATGAAAAAGTTCGGTGAGCAGTGCACAAAAATCGGCAAGGGTATGACGATAGCCGGGGTTGCGATTGTTGCCGCCCTTGCCATGATAACCAAAAAAGCATCGGATGCTCAGGAGACATACTCCAAATTCGGCACCGTCTTCAAGGATTCGAGCGCTGAAGCTGAACAGGCCACAGAAGAGCTCACGAAAAGATACGGCCTTTCTACCCTTGCGGCCAAAGACATGCTGAGCGCCACCGGTGACCTGCTCACAGGTCTTGGGATGCAGGGCAAAGTTGCGCTTTCCCTCTCGCGACGAACTCAAAAACTCTCCGTCGATCTCGCCTCTTTCACAAATTTTCAGGGCGGAGCCAAAGGCGCCTCCGAGGCCTTGACAAAGGCGATGCTCGGGGAACGGGAAAGCGTGAAAGCTCTCGGAATCGTCATCACTGAAGAGATGGTCAAGGAAGAGTTGTTGAAAAAAGGGAAAGAGGAACTCACCGGCATGGCGCTTCTTCAGGCCAAGGCAGAGGCGACCCTGGCCATTGCCATCTCGCAGAGCAAGAACGCGATCGGCGATTATGACCGGACATCGGGCAGCTTGGCGAATGTTACACGGCGTCTCGTCGCCCGGCTTGAAGACCTCTGGGTTATAATCGGCTCAAAACTCATCCCCATCGCGACCAAATATGCAGGAAAGATAACTGATATTATTGAAAGAACCAAGGCGTGGGCTGAAGCTTATCCCATAATCACAGAAAAGTTAACACACTTTTCGGCGAAGCTGGGCGGCATGTTACTTATTCTCGGAGGGACGGCCATGGCTATACCAAAAGTGGAGGCCGGGTTTAGAATGTTGAAAAAAGCCGCCGGTGCTTTAATAAGACCGGCAGGACTCGCGGCCCTGGCCATTCTCGGGATCGCTATCTCCATCAGGGAGATTATCAAAACACACAAAGAGGCCGTCAAGGCCATGGGCGACATGGCGACAGAGGCGCTTGTCATGGGCAATGCGGCTGAGAATTTCAAGAACCTGTGGATAACGGTGCGGAAAGAGGGCGGAGAGGCCCTCGAGCAATTCAACGAGTTGTTTAAGCGGTTTGGCGGGAATTGGGATATGATTCTCAAGACAATAATCGCAGATCCGAAACATGCCATTCTGAAAGCGATTTTGTTGGATATCGCAAAAGGGGTCAAAAAAATAAGCCTTGAAGGTAAGGACCTGTCGATCGAGCTTCCCGACCAATTCAAGGAAGCTGCTGATAAATCACTTCCTCCATTCATCTCATGGGCGACCGCTGTCGCTAAAATTTTCCATGATGTTTCCGTACGAGCCGCGGAAATGCGGGCAAAGATGAAGGATATTAAGCTTATCATACCGCCTGTCGCCGTCACGATGCCGAAATTCACGCTTGAGACAGAAATCGGGACGGAAGAGTTTGAGACATGGGGCAAGTGGTTCGAAGCCTGGGTGGAAGGGCTTTTAAAGAAATGGCAGACGGCATGGCAGGCGGCAATGGAAGGAGCCCGGAATGTTCTAGGTGCATTGAGTGGTGTCTTCGACCAGTTCCATGCGAATGAAGCAATGAGAATTGATAACGAGGAGAGGAAGAAGACGGAGGCGCTCGAGAGCTGGTATGAGAGGGAGAAGGCGAAGATAGAATCCACGATCACGGACGAGGAGGAGTTGGCGGAGGCGCTGGCGGCGTTGGAGGAAAAGAAGGCAGAAAAGCAGGGGGCTCTGGAAGAGAAGATAGAGAAGCAGAGAAGAAAGTTTGAACGAAAGCGCGCTAAAACACAAAAAATGGGAGCCCTGTTTGCCGCAGGTATTAATATGGCCGAGGCCATAACGAAGGCCTTTGCTTCCGGACCGCTCATAGGCCAGATATTGGCTGGTGTGGTAGCGGCTTTGTGCGGGGTGCAGATCGCCGCGATTGCGGCCGCCCCGTTGCCCGCACTACAGAGAGGCGGAAGGATAGAAGAGGCAGCCATAGTCGGAGAGGCCGGACCCGAGCTGTTCGTACCGGGGAGACCAGGGATGATCATTCCATTGGGGAAAGGGGCTATCGCCCCGGCTCCCGTGTTCAATACATATTTGACGATAAACGCCAGGACGCTTGATGACAATACGATCAGGCGGGCAGCCGAGAAAATCTTCGCCGCTGTAAAGAGCCAGGCAGAGAGGTATGGATAATGGCTATCAGGAAATTAGGCCCTACCGGCTCTGAGATCACACTCCCGTCTATTGCAATCGCTCATCCCGTCACTATTAACAAGAAAGTTGAACGTGCTGAGATGAGCGACGGCTCTGGAAGATACGCATTTTTTGAAGAATATAAAGGATGGGAAATAAGTTTTCCCAAATTAACCAAATCCGAACTCGATAGTTTAGTGGCCCTTCGAGCATTAAATCAGATGCTCAGATGGCAAAACAACGATGAGTCGGCCACTTGGTACGATGTGGCGATAATCGATTTCAAGTATGACACCCTGGATTCCAAATCTCCGACGGTACATTATTTCGCCTCCATGTCTCTGGAAGAGGCGATCTGATGCAAACCATCTCTCCCGTAACCACCGACCAACTCCTTCAGAAAGGTCAGCAGCCTCTGTTGAAGTTCGAGATATACAAAGCAGGTTGGATAAACATCTGCGATTTGGGTGGGAAGAATTACCTGGAATCAATTTCAATTTCTCATGCTGGTGCGGGGATGAGTCCGAATCCTATCGCTGCCACACTCTCAGCAGAGATAAACAACGAGGGTGCGATATTTCATCCTAAGCACCCGACGTCTGGCTACACCGATTATTTTGAAGCGGGAAGGAAAGTCAGAATGTCTGTCGGTGCTAAGTATTTTACTTCAGTTCTTATATCCGCCTGCGATGTTACAACAGATTGGAACGCAACTACGGGGGGTTCTTTATCAATTGATACTTCGGATAAGAAAGAGGGTACAGGTTCCCTGAAGAATACGGTTGCTGCACCTACAAGTCCTAATTTATATCTCACAACCTACAACCCGACTGGCACATGGGATTGGTCTAGCAATACGTACATATCCTTCTGGTTTAAATGTGATAGGCCAAGCACTGCGTTTACAAATGTACGATTGCGTATTTTTGAAGGAGGGAATGCAAGATGGTGGGATATGACTTTTTCGGCAGGAGAATGGACAGCGTTTAAATTTCTGCTTTCAGTTGGAGATGGAGAAACTCCTGCACCGCCAAACCTCGCTTTAATAAATACGGTTCAGGTTTACATCTTAACCGCAGACACCACTCCCTTTTACAAGAAAATAGACCATGTAAGGTTAGATGATGATGTCTATGGCTATTACTGGCCGAGGATAATCGGACATATCGACATCCCCAAATTTTCAGGAAGGACATTAAAAGTCAGCATCAGCGGTCTTGACTATACGAGGGCTTTGGCCGACACGAAATTCAAAAAAACCGCAGTCCCCCCAGATAACTACTGGGGGTCAGTGGCGACATTCGATTCCATGTCTTCTGAGGGAACGCTAGGGGGTGAGTTATATGATGAGTTCGATGCTATGGAGATAGAACATGAGGATGACAATGTAGATGAATGGACTCCTGCGAACTGCGCTTTTATCTCCCAGGCGGATGGAGCAGCACCTTCAGGCACCCATGTCGGGAAAATGACTATGGTAGCACCAGCCGATTTTGCATCCGTGAAAAATCCTAATGTAATAAATGCAAATGTAACTAAGGGAAAGAAATACAAAGTCTCATTCGAATATAAAAGAGATTCGGGGTCATCAATATCCGTTTTGATTTATCAAAACATCGGGGGAGCTGATAGAGTTTGTGGCGCAATATATGGTTTATCTGAAAATGTTTATACAGAGGCATCATTTTATTTCACCGCCCTAAAAACTGGGACGATAGAAATGTGGATTGTCTATAGTGATTTGACTAATGGTCAATTCAGGATAGATAAGATATCCATAAAAGAACAAACTGCACCTGAATGGTATCGGTATGAGATGCCAGAGGCATGTACAGGTGTCCATTATGTGGAGCTTGATGAAGGGTCAGGCTTCGAACCAGTATGGCCAGGAGAACAGAAGGGGGAGGGTTGGTTTTATGATTCAGTGCCCAGATATTTTTATTTCGATGAGGACAAAGATATCGAGGCTGGCACAAATAATCTCAAAATCTATTATTACACAGAACAAGCACCTGAGAATGTTGTGGCCGACCTTATGGTCAAAGCTGGACTTTATGCAGACCAAGCGGCGGCTCTCGCAGCTATGGAAGAGACAGCTACGGGATTTACCATTCCCCAGGTGTGGTTCGATGCTGGCAAATCCTGTCTCAGTGCCATAAAGTTGCTGTGTGAGAGATGCGATTATAGATTTTATTTCAAGTACAACGGCACTCCCGTATTCAAACCTTTTCCAACAGCCAAAGGTGCGGGCAGTGAGGATTTGGTTTTTGAGAAACAACATATTTCTGAGCCTGAATATTATGAAGATAGGAATGAGATAAGAAACAGAATAGTCATCGAAGGATTGAAACAGGCTCTGCCCGAAGGTGCGGAAGAGACAATGCCGAGTGAGTTGAAAGGAACGGCTTTCAATCAAGACTCGATTGACGCTTACGGTGAGCATACTCTATCTATAAAGAATCGTCTCTTTCAAGACCAGACTTCGATAGATGATATGTGCGACACTCTTCTTGCTCGGTATAAAGACCCTATGTGGTACTTTGATTTTGACACTCCGTTCAACCCCGCCCCGCTTGAGATTTGGGACACGATAAAAGCGGAGTTTTTACTGAAGACAGAAGCGATACCTGGAGGCGGGGATACGACTGTCAATATTCGTGGTCTCATCCGTGATATCAAAATCAACAGTCATAATGTAACCTATAAATGTGAAGAGGTAACTTGAATAGTTGGGATATTTTTTTTTAGATTACGTATGGGTACTGATACAATAAATTTGCACGATATTAACTCCTATAATAAAGCAATATGCAAGCAGTTTACTCTTCTTGTACAACTTCGATGTTCCCCACACAATCCCTACTTTAATCACCATATCTATTGCAAAAACTAGGGCTGGCTTGTCTAAGATACCCCGCCAAAAAGGATTGGCTTCTGCGCTTAATCCATGTCGCCATATTGTTCTATAAGTAAAGACTGTATCCATATCAATTAAGAACCATGCACTGTATTGAAGGAGTGTGAAGACAGTATCTTCATCAAAAGATTTCTGACGGGTGTTTTTTCCTGAGAGAGAAAAGCCTTCTCCAAAAATCGGACTTGTTAGGATAAAGATAAAAAAGCAAATTAGCCCCAGAGCGAGAATTTTTGTTCTCATTTATGCCTCCTCATGTTATTTTTCATTCTCATGTGTTAAACAATATAAGGTTTTTGCGCGGAATTGTCCACAGAAAGTTATTGAAAAATTCTTGTGTCCGGAATGAGTCCTTAAAAAATAAGGGCTTGATTCGTCAAGCCCATCCCCCTTGCCTTATGCCGATGTGTCCGCTTTGTGTCCTTTTCTTCTCCCCCATTGTCGGCTATTATCAGCTATTACCATGCCCCTTTCCTCAAGAGAGCTGGAGTTGTCAGAGTATCGGCGCAGGATTCTGAGTCTTCTCTACGCAAAGGGGTTTATCAGAGGAAATCGGCGAAAGTTATCTCTCAATGTGTCCTAATTTATGTCCAATTTTTCGACCGCTTTCTTCTTCTTCTCCTGATCCGTATGCGAGTAAATGAGGCTCATCGTCAGCCGGCTGTGGCCCAGCAACTCCTGGATGGTGATGAAGTCCACGCCTCTCTCAACCAGCGAGGTCGTGAAGGCATGACGCAAGAGATGGAAATGGAAATCGGTCCCGGTCATTTTCCTGATCCGCTCCACTGCCCGCCAGAGGACGTTCGGCTGGTTGCGGTTCGGTATGTCAAACACCCACTCCGATCTCCTCGGTTGGGAGCCTAGGACCTCAAGCGCCGTTTTGTTCAATGGGACGGTCCTTCTTTTGCCCCCCTTGCCCTTCACGGCAATCTCGTCCTCTTTGATGGCATGCCATTTGAGGTTCAGGATCTCGGACTTCCTCATACCCGTGTTCATGGCGAAGACGACCAGATCGCAGAACACCCTTTGAACTGGTGATCGCGGGTTTTGTGAGACGATTCTGGCCGCCTTCAACACCTTGCTCATACCTTCCTTTGAAAGCGCCTGTACGGGCGTCTCACGCTTGAAAAAGCGGACTTTCTTCAGAGGATTCGGCTTGTCGTACACTTCCCAGTCGATCGCCCTGTAGAACATGCCTCTTAGGATTTGCATGTACATGTTCACGGTCGTCTTGGAGAGGCCCCTTCCTTTGAGCTCCGCCTTCAGGCGCTCCAGATGGTAAGGGGTTATATCCTCCAGGTATACAATTTCCAGGCCCTGGAAGAAATCCTGGATTTTCCTCAGCCTCTGCGTCTCGCGCTGCATCGAGAGGGGCTTCGCGCCCCATCCCCATTCGAGATACTGCTCGCAGAACACGGAGAACCTTGTCTTCCTGCCGAGATGCTCGCCGACCAGCTCGTCCTTCGCTTGCTTGAACCGGTCCAGGGCCTCGAATTTGTTCGTGGTGTTGAGCGAACGGCGGATCCGCTTGCCCTTAATTCTTAAATCCAACCACCAATATTTGCCATGCTTGACAAGGCCCATTATCCCTGCCTGATTTTGTCCTTTAATTCATCGAAAGTCCCTTCGAATATAAAGAGCTTTGAATCCTGTTTTTTATGTCCCAAAAAATCTGCTATGTCGCAATTGAGAACTTCGGCTATTTTGAAAAGTAAATTTATATTGTAATTGCCTCTTCCTGTTTCTACGCTATTTATGGTTCCTTTCGTTACTGGTTTAGGATTTAATTTTTTGCCTAATTCTTTTTGCGTTTTAATGCCAGCTTTTTTACGCAAAGTTCTTATAGCCAACCCAATATCTTTTTTTGTTGTCATCGTCCCATCCTCCATCCCTCTTGTTATTTTTTTGGGCTTTTTATTGTTTTTTTTATCATAATTTTTGAATAAATAAAAATCGAAAAAACTTGAAAATAATGCTTGACAAAGAGCTTTTTACCAATAAAATGGTAAGCATGGAAGGGAATAACGAAATAAAGAAATTAATAACAAAATTTAAAACTTTTATTTTAGAAAGAGATCTTACACTCCAACAAGTAGCCATATTTCTCAAAATATCCCATTCCGCGGTTGCTGATATTCTCAACGAAAAGACGGAAAAGCCACACGACAGAACATTATACAAGATCAAGAAATTGATAGGAGAGAAATGAACACCCGGGAGGAATTCTATTCCGTCAGAGAACTTGCGAGCATCCTCATGCGGTCCGTGGATTCCGTCCGCAGGATGAAGGCCAAGATAGGATATATGAGGGACGGGAAGCAAATACTCTTCAAGAAATCCGACATCGAGAGATACATAGAAAGCCGTTACATCAAGCCTAAAAGTGTTCATGAGACCGTCGCTTCCGGGCGATCTCGGACCAGATGCTTTTAATCCCATAGGCAAAGGATAAGGCAGGTAGAAATGGCTGTAAATCTAAAAATATCAGGAATTTCGGGCTTCAATTGCCTCATGTACACGAACTTTATCATCAGGAAAAAATATCCCGTGGAAACGATTGCCGAAAAAATGGGCATATCAAAGGATTCCCTTTATCGCTGGATTCGAGGCAATAGGCTTTTTCCGGCGGATAGGCTGTCTGACCTTACCAATGCCACGGAGGATTTTGATTATATCGATTTTGTCTTATCTGAATGTGGCTTGACTGCCATTCCCAGAATTAAGGATAAGAGCACCTTAAAAATGTTCACGCAGATGGTCAAACTCATGCAGTCGGCGATAGAAAGTTCAGGGAAAGAAGAATGATTGGAAGGCTTAAAATCCAGAAAAAAAGGAGGTGAAGCGGAAAGAAGATTTACTTTTTATGGATACTGTTATGTTTCCTGGGAGGGCTTCAGACGAGGCTCTCCTCGGAGGCATAGGGCGAAGGGAATTTTAACGAGGTGAAGAGATGAGAAAATATCAGTACAAAGAATCGAGAAATTTTGCTCGGCTACTCGGGATGGTTGATGCTCTTCAGGTTAGGCAAGAGTGTGCAGCGAGGGCATTCAAGCGTCCCATAATGTTGTTAAAGTTCAAGGTGCGATTTTACGGGATGATGTTCAAACTCCGATTGTCACTCGAACGGGGAAGACGAATTGATTTCCACTCTGAAAGTGACTATCTCAAGCTCCGAGGCATGTGGCGAAACATCCTTAAACGGACGTATGAACCCAAATATTAAGAAGGTGGAAAATGTCAAAAAAACAAAAGAACCCACCCTCGGAAGGTGAGCTCAGGGATAAAAACTGTCTACGTAAGAACGAGTTAACTCCATTATTAGCAGACCCCGCTCCCAATGTCAAGAATAAACCTGACTATCTACCAGAGATATTGAAGCAGGCAAAGGCTACCAATCCAAAGAAACCCGAATGGCTGACGGATATCTGCCCTATCTGCGGAAAAGAATATCCGTATTTATCAGTTCACAATCCCGGACACTGCGAAAGATTCAACTGCCTCTACGCATTGGCGATGGAAGCTTTGGAAAAGAGAGGCGAATCATGAGACTGCAAAATTGCGTAACTTTTTTCGACCGGGACCGGAAGATTGGCCATAGATTTTACACGGCTAAACTCCGGAGAAGAAACAGACTCAGCAAATCAAGCAAAAAGGAGGTGGATCATGGCACAAGAAAAAAATGAAAAATTACCGGCAACAATAGAATCCCAGGATATCTTCGAAAGATTCGAGCAGCTCGACGACAAGGTAATAATTCAATTGCTCGAAGACCAGGTCGTGGAAGCCTGGGTTTATCATTTTAAACAGGAAGGCAAGGATATCTGGGGCATAGGAAAAGCCGGCATTGATGGTTGTGCAAAGGAAATGGGAAAGAAAGGGATCGCCCTGAGAGAAGATTCGGTCGATTTCATGATTGACCCTACCCACCCGGAATTCGTACTTTTCACGGCCAAAGTTTCAAAGCACGTAGTCGACGAAAAGGGCAACGAGGCCACAGTGGAGAGCTCAATCGGGACGAAAAGACAGTGGATCATGATAAGAAGGAGAGACGGAAAAATCGCAACCAATAAATTCTGGTTCGAACAGGGATCCCAGAAGGCGCTGAGAAACGCCAAGGCTCGGCTCATCCCGGACGATATAAAAGCTAAGATCCTGGCCTTTGCACAGAAGAAAGGAAAGGTAAGAGAAATCGAGCCACCAGCAAAAAATAAAGAGACGGATAACGACATAGCAGCCATGTCCAGCCAAGGCCCAAAAGAGGAATTCAAGACAATCCCCATCACCATAAAAAACAAAACGGTCATGTATACCAAATTTGAGATGCTCGAGCGGTTCGGGGAAGCAAAGCTCCAGCTTGGGGGACAGTTATATTATAAGGTATTGGGCGAAAACGGTTACGAAAAATCAAACCAGATCCCAGACAAGGATATCCCGAAAATTTATTATGCGATGCTCGAGGCCCATGAGAGCATAAAAAAACAAACTAAAAAAGCGACCGAAAAGAAAGGACCGGCCGTTTTTCCTGGTGACGAGAAAAATAACCAGGAATCCCCAGCAGAGACGCCGGAGAAAATAGAAGCAAAAATGCCAACACAAGCAGAGATAATGGAGCTAACCAAACTCGAGGTGATCTTAGTGGACAAGCACGATTTCACACCCGATCAAGTAATCGGAAAAATTATAGAAATGTTCGGCGGAGACAAGACAACCAAATTGACGAAAGAGCAAAATAAGGAAGCCATAGAATATTTCAAGAGCGCAATCGAGGAGCTGAATAAAGGTAAATAACCGTGAGCTACTCTCAATATGAAAGGGGCAAATATATCCAGCTCAAATTCCACCACCTCATCCTGCTTGACCTTGGTGCTGAAAAGATTACCGCTGATCAAGCTGGAGACGCATACGACCTTCTGTCTGGGATAGAAACGGCTGGCACGACACATAGCAAAGAACTCGCACAAAATGAATACTATAAAAAATCTGTTTCTGCATGGATCATGGCTAAGAAAGCCCACCGGCAAAGAATAGCCGAATCAAAATCACTTTAAGGAGAAAAAAATATGGAAAAAATTGAACAAATTAAAAAGAACGCCCTGGGCTTCCCGGCCCAGGCAAGGAGCCTCATTGTCCACAACAATGAAACGCTCGAGATCGCGAATAATTTTATTCTGACCGCGAAGGAAATGATAAACGAGATAGCCGGCTCATACGACCCTATTATTAAACACGCACAAGCAGAGAAAAAGAAATATTCGGACCCCCTGAAAGAAGCCATGGGAACAGCCCGGCTCCACGTAACATCCTACCTGGAGGACATAGCAAAAAAACAAAGAGAGGCCGACGAAAAAGCGAAAAAAATCGAGGAGGAGAGACAGAAAAAAGAGAACGACGCCCTGGAGCGGGCCAAGAAATATCAAGACCAGGGAATGGAAGAAGAGGCCGACGCGATAATAGAGGATATCCCGCTCCCGGCACAGGTGCCAGAAGCCCCTCCTCCTAAACCGGCGGGCCTGAGCCTCAAGCGGATCGTCGATACAGAGAAAATAAATCATTTCGTCGCCACCACAAAAGGGCAAGCACAGATCCCAGGAATTAGGATTTATCCAGCATGGAAATGGGAGATCACTGACAGAAGCTTAATTCCTAAAAGCTATTACAAGAGCAGTATGGCGACGCGGACTCCAAAAGAGGAATAGGCCCATGAACGAGCTGAGAATAATCTGTACGGATTGTGGCCGCGAATTCAAAAACATGAGATCCGGCGTTTGGGTCAAGGAGCTCTTCCAGAAAAATAAGGAGGTCTATCGCGTGTGGATGGCCGATCTCCTTGACTGCCCTAAATGCGATAAAGAAGTTGTAGCCAGGTTCGCGGATAAGCCCATAGCAGAGCATTGGAATAAAGAGAAAATGGCTGACATCCTCTTACAATGCGAAACCAAGATCCTGGACGTTGACCTCTTTGAATGGAGAGAATTCTCCCCGAAAAATCAAAAAGGATCCAGAAATGAATAATTCCGACAAGATCATCCACTGTCGCAAATGCAAAAAAATCACCAGCCACATGGTTTTGGACGACTACAAGGTCAGATGCCTGAAATGCGGAAGCGTCAAGGACCTGAAGAATCCCTATGTTGAGGTCGAGATAGCCACACAGGGCAAGCCAGAGGACGCATGAGCGTGAGGCTCTTTAACTCATGGGGGCCTTACTTTTTAATTGAATTGGGAGGGCGTTGTAAAGGGCGTCCTCCCCTTCCTTTGAGTCTGTTTGAAAAAATAGGTTGAAAGAAGGAGATAATCTATATTATGTCAACTGACTGGGCTTTTTAAGGGTGAATTCCGTGTCGCATAAGGACTATTATGTCAACTAAAATGAGAAAAACTAGAAAGTGTCCTTACTGTTTGCGTCCTCAAATTTTAGTTCACATTCCTAAAGTTGGATGGCGATATAAACATAGATTTAATTATGATTCAAAAAACTGTGAAAAGGTAAATCAAAGGATATTGAAGGGGGTAAGATGACTGGGACACATAACTTATATTATGTCAACTAGGAGGTGATAAATAATGGCTAAAAAGAAAGAGAAAGATGCCTATACGGCTTCTGACCCTTATGTTCCTCAGACTTATGGGCATGAAATGCTTTATTGCTCTTTCGAGGATAGCATCATCAGCTATCAGGGTTGTGACTGTGTGCTTGACTAAGACGTCATAATTGCCAAGCAGTGACCTGTCGTTGGTCACTGCTTGGCAATTATGACGTCTTAGTCAAGCACACAGTCACAACCCTGATAGCTGATGATGCTATCCTCGAAAGAGCAATAAAGCAAGGCTTGCCTCTCTTCTCTCAAATAGGAGGTATCATAAATGCAAACTAAAACTTACAAAGAGATCCCATTATCTAAGATCTCATCAAATCCTAATAATCCCAGGAAGAACTTCTCCGGGCCCGCATTCACGGAGCTCGTAGAATCCATCCGGCAAAAAGGTATCATTGAACCAATCATCGTCCGGCCGAAATCGGGCAAGAACACCGATTACGAAGTAGTCGCCGGTGACCGTCGGCATAGAGCTGCCTGCCTTGTCTCCAAGAATCAAAACGTCCAGTCAAAAATCCCCGCGATTATAAGAGAGCTCACGGATGACGAGGCCTTTGATTTCATGGTCATCGAGAATCTGCAGCGCGAGGACCTGACTCCATTCGAGGAGGCCCAGGGATTCAAACAGTATTTTGAGAAGAAAGGAAAGGGGTCCGTCCCGGAGCTGGCAGCCAGGATCGGAAAGAGCGCCGGCTATATCCGGAGGAAGATCGCAGTCCTTTCGCTCCCAGGGGATATCCTCAAGGCCTGGGAAAAGGAAGAGATCTCATTCAGCCATCTCGAACAGCTGCGGAGACTCAAAAATAAGGAAGAGTTGAAGGAGGCCTTCGAATTTGCCATGGGCGGTAGATTCGGAAGGATAAAGGCTTCAAGACGGGAGCTGAAAGAGCACATCGATAACACGGCGCCACCGCTCAAGAATGCGCTTTTCGACATTGAAAAAGAGGGCTGCACGACTTGTGGCCAGAATTCGGACGTCCAGCAGAAACTGTGGGATGTCGGAGCCATGGAAGGCATCCATTGTCTCGATAAAAAGTGCTTTAAGCAGAAGCAGAACAACTTCCTCCAGGCCAACTGGAAGCAATCAAAATATCGGAAGCGCCACGGCACAAATGGATTTCGATTTCGGGAAGATCTCCAGTATGACGAGTTTCATAATTTTGAATATAGAAATAAGCCGACCAAGAAATGTAAGGAGTGCGCTAAATTCTTGACGCTCATAGATCTTGACGGGAAAATATCGAAAGGCCAGGTTTGTGTGGGAGAGGAGATCTGCTTTGAGGCAGTCCAGCGGTCAAGCATGGCTACGGAGAGGGCGGCAGTAAGAGAAGAAAAAAAGAAACAGGAAGGCCCTCGAGTTTATTGGCATGGCGAGCACTTCCGGGAAGAGTTTTTAAAAAAGCGGCTGCCGGAGCGATACGAGGAATTCAAACCTTCCGATCTAAAAATGGCACGGATGGGACTTTACGCCTTTGTCAAATTGGACCATGTGATCCTAGCTCGCATGGCTGCGACACACAAGTTTAAAGACTACCACGATGACAAAAAACTATTTGAGTGGATCGCTAAAATGGAGCTCGAGGAGATCCAGGAGCTAACGCAGAAATGCGCTCTCCTGATCATAATGAGACAATATCCGGTAACTTGCGAGGGCCGGCTTGCTGCAGCTGCGCATCTAGGAATCAATTTGATGAAAGAATTTGCCGTCACGAAAGACTATCTGGAGCATAAAACGATCCGGGAAATGCTCGAGTTCGGAGAGAAGTCCGGGATCTTTAAAAGCAAGAAGGTTCAGGATTACATGGCCAAAACGCTGAAGAAGAAGGCAGGGAAATTTGACAGCTGTAAGAAGACGGAGCTCATCGATGTCTTCCTGAAGTCCGGAGTGAACCTGGTTGGGAAAGTCCCGGACGAGATCTTGCCGGCAAAGGACAAGTAATGAAAACCATCCTCAGTTACGGTGCGGGCGTGAATAGTACGGCCATAATCGCCCTGGCCCTGCTCAAGGAGATCCCGATGCCTGATCACATCGTCTTCTCCGACACCGGAGCGGAATGGCCACACACCTATCAATACATGGACTACATCGAGAGCAAAGGGATAAACATCACTTATCTGGAAGGGGGCGATTGTTACATGACCCTCATTGACTACTGCAGGAAAATGAACTTCATCCCCTCGAGAATGAACCGCTGGTGTACCGACCGCTGGAAAATAAGGCCGATCAAAAGGTTCGCGCAATCCCTAAACACGGATTATCTGATCCACGTGGGGATAGATGCAGGCGAGGCTCGGAGGGTGAGGAGTCTTCGAGGAAGGCAGACGGCACCTTTGTTCGACATGGGGATAGACCGGAACGAGTGCATGAAGATCATAAGGAAAGCCGGTTTGGGCGTACCGCAGAAGTCGGGATGCTACATCTGCCCCTATCAGAGAAAACGGCAATGGATAGAGCTGAAAAAATATCATCCCGAACTTTGGGAAGTGGCCATCGGCTTGGAGAAGAACTCAACTTCTAAACACGAAAAATTTACTTATGTAACAGGCATGACGATCGAGGAGTTCGTCGCCGACCAGGACAGGCAGGAGGAGTTGGATTTCGGGTTCGTCCTGGACCAGTCATGCTACTGCTATTTTGATTGAATTAAAAGGATAAATTAAATGAAAAAAAGAACAGGAGACGACTGGTTTCCATTTTGGATCGACAAGTGGCTTTTAGGATCCACGAGAGACGAATTGACGATCGAGCAGTGTGCGGTATGGGTAGACTTCCTCGCACTGAGTTATAAGGACGAAGGTTACATAAGGGCCAATGAGGGAATCCCATATCCAATCAAGAGGCTTTCCGGACTTTTGAATAGGCCCATAAAACTTATACAAGAGACAATTGACCGATGTCTCGAGCCCGAAGTGAATAAACTCAGGCGAGAGCCCGACGGTACTCTTTACGTCATTTCACATCCGGAATATGAGCTTTCAAAGCGCCATAAAAGAAGGCTTAGTGAAAGTGATGTCCGCCAAAACGGACATGATGTCCAAAAAACGGACGCTAAGAGAAGAGAAGAGAAGAGAAGAGTAGATAAGAATAGAGTAGAGAAGAAGGTAAACATCAGCGCCGAAGAAGAGCTACAAATTACGGAAGAATTAAAAACCGTAAAGGGCCTTGGCCCAAAAAAGCGCGCTATGCTTATTTTATATTTAAGAAAATTGTCGATCGAATTCCCGGATGTCGATTATGTTTATGAAATAAAAAAGAAGGTGGCCTGGTGGTTAGATCACCCACTTACTTCAAAGTCAAATATCCACCTGCAGCTGCGGAATTGGTTTAATATTTCCCAGAAAGGATTTGATGAGGCAAAAAAACAACAGCGGGTAGGGAAGGATTACCGCGGGGAAAAACCAAAATATCCAACTTCTTTCTTGAATAGCGTCTATAGCACCCTCCAAAAACAGGATAAAAAAAGCGCTGATTATTCAAAAAGACTTTTCGAGATTGATTATTACCAGGCCCAGCAGCTTGCTAAAAAATATAAGGATTCACCGGCTGAATTTATAAAATTTTTGGAGGGGAAAAAATAAAACATGGAAGATGTGGCGGGCTGTAAGGCATGTAATATGACAGGTTGGATACTTACTATAGAAGAGGACGGTCAACCTATAGCAAGGCCATGTAAGTGCCTTTATGAAGTAGCGAAAAAAATTATTAGCCATTCAGTTGATTCAGAGACTCCTTTGTCTAGAATAATGAACAAAAAGAAACCGATGCTCAAAGAAGTCCAGAGCATAAGGGCTGCAGAAGATGTTGTGAGGATCTACGAACACCATGAAAAAAAGGAGACATCATGAAAACATTTGTTTTGATCATCCTCCTGGCCATAGCTGGGATAGGCATTTTTTTCGGATGCCGCGTGCTCAAATTGCAGAAAAAAAACGAACTGTTGAAGTTGGATAGAAGCGATCTTATAAAAGAGCGGGCAAAGCAGTCGGACCAACTCCGACAGAAGGGGATAGATATAGGCGAACTCAAAATAGAACTGGATAGGTATTCGGACGTGGAACCGAAAGTGGCTCTGACCGGGCGCGAGAAGCGGATGATCCTGACCGCCCTGGAGATGCCGCACTATCAAAGCCTGGTTCACGCTCCCAAGACGGAGTATTTTATCAGGGAGATATACAGGAATCTTAAAGAGAAAATCAAAGAAAGCATAAAGGAATAGAAGATGTGGTGCGTTAAATGCCAAAAAGATATTTCAAAATGCATTTGTCCGGACGCCGAAGAACGATTGGAGGCGGCCTTATACGGAGGGAAGATAATCCTAAAGTACTGCAAAAAATGCAATCGATTCTGTGAGCGGTGCAGGTGCGAAGAACCGGAATGGGAGACAAGATTCCAGCCGAAAGGGACGGCGAACTGATGTCCGATAACAGGGATTATGTTAACTAACAGGAGGTAAGAATGGCATGTAATGTGTGTGGAGGGAAAATTGAGGTATGTGATAATTGTCTCGTTGAATTAGTAAAATCTGATTTTCATTGTTATAAAGAAGCTCATTTTTGTGGGAAAGATTGTTGGAAGGAATGGTTAATAGAAGAAGAAGTAGTAAATTTTGAAGATGCCGAAGACGATGAAATTTAAATCTATGTCGCATAACCAGAGGAGGTGATAAACATGCAAGAAATTTTAAAGAATGGAAGCAAAGGAGAGGTCAAGACCGCGGATACTTTAGCAGAGCTCCTTCCGGAGATTGAGAAGAGCCTGAAAAAGCCTGAAGTGGATCACGTCAAAGTATTCCTTCCCAAGCCCCTTATTCCAAAAAAGAGACGCAGAAAACGGAGACAATAATGAGCCTAAATAAATCCAAAGGAAACATGTATCCATGGGTTGATTTCACTTGGAATCCGATCCGCGGCAAATGCCCACATCAGTGTGTTTACTGTTTTATGAAAGGCCGGGACGTAGGGCCCTTGCGACTGGATGAAAAGGTGTTGGCGGATAACCTGGGATCCGGCCGGACGATATTCGTGGGCAGCAGCACGGACATGTTTGCCGAGAAGGTGCCGGCCGATTGGATTTTGCGGGTGCTCGAGAAATGTAACAAGCACCAAAACACCTACATTTTTCAAAGCAAAAATCCACACCGTTTTTGTCACACCGCATGTGGCGTGGACGTTGCGGGGAAATTTCCACCGCGAACAATCCTGGGAACGACGCTGGAATCGAACCGCGAATACGGCCAAAGCGGATACGGACCACAAGCATGGGCGCGGGTAGCTGGATTTTTAAACAAGGAGCTTGATGGATTCAAGAAGATGGTGAGCATCGAGCCGATCATAGCATTCGATCACATGGTTTTTTTGGACTGGCTGCGGGAAATAAAACCGACGTTCGTAAGCATCGGCGCCGACAGCAAAGGCCATAAGCTCGAGGAGCCTACGGCCATAGAACTGGACAATTTTGTCGTTGCACTTAGAGACATAACCGAAGTCAAATTAAAAAAGAATCTCGCTCGTCTGCTGCTGAAGGAGAAGTGATGGCGATAAAAATGCGTCCGTGTATCGAAGGAGGAGAACGGAGAAAGGATCCGCGGCGAGTGCGGAATCCGAAGTACTTGCCCAATGAATTCGAGGCTCCGATGTGGGCTCATGGACACATGAGGAAGATGGGGTTGAATCCGCTTTCAATGGAGGATTGGTCTCTCTTCAAGGATCATTGCGAATAAATAAGATAAAGGAGGAATCCAAATGAGCAAATTAAATGAAAAGGAGCTTTTAAAAGAATTAGACAAGGCAGTTGGTTTCAAGGTGGCTGCCTACAAACAAATCAGGGAATTGATAAAGATATTTTTTGCCAAAGAAATATCTGAAGGGCCAATCAAAAAAGACATTCCACAGCCGGATCTAATCGAATGGCTGCAGGGAATAAATCAATCTGCGACAGCCGTGAAAGATCATTATGTTATGAAGGCCACGATCCAACTGATCGAAATGTTGCAGCAGAAGCCGGAGGAGTTTCCCGAAAAAAGAGCCTTAACGATTGACGAGATAATTTCAAAATATCCTATGAGCGTCAGGATACTTTTGGTTCAGTTAGTGGCACAAATTGAAAGGTTGCAAAAAAAATGAGCGCTACCAATGCATTGGGATTTTCTCACCCGAGAAAGTCTCTGATCAAGCTCAAAATACAGCCTGAGAGTGTATATCATGCATGGCATACAACGAAATAAAAAGACACAAACAATCCTCTTAGTGAAGGATTGCAAGCTCTCAGAGCTCGGCATGTGCAAAAGGCGGTTCAGGCAAAAAACATACCAGCAGGACTTCTGCAAACCCAAACATCAGCAGCTGTATCACAAGATAATCAAGAAGGAAAAACGGCTCGTGATCCATCTGCTCGGAGAACATGATCAGAGGATCAGGGAGCTTGAAAGGAAGATAAAAAAACTGGAGAAAAAGCCATGAAAAAGTTTTTCATCATCCTGATCACAGCCGCCGTCTTCTTTATCGCCGGCGTGCTGGTGGGTAGATTCGTCATGCCGAGGAAAGTCGACATCACGGTGATCAACATCAACGACCTGGTGGAGATCATAGAGAGATACAACGAGGCGAAACACGAGCTCGAGAAAATAAGATTCTGGAATGAACGTGCTATTAAGCCCGAGCCGGAAGAGGAGAAGAAATAAGAATGGACATACTAGCCCTCATCATCACCTTTGTGATCATAGCCACGGCTCTCTTTTTCGGCTTCTATTTCCTTATGGCACTAAGGAAAGAGGGAGGGGGAAAGATAAAAAGGGGGATAAAAATTTGTTGCACCAGAAAAATCGAAAGATTAAAGATTGAAAAAAACGAAATTGAAGTGGCCAGGAACATTTATCCTATAAGTTCATGGGCATATGAACGGGGCGCTTTAGCCATGGCAATATGGGATTTAAAAATCGCCATATATGAATCGTTTGTGAGGTGACGGCGATGAAAAAAAAGACGCTCCCACAAAAAGTATCCATTCGTAACCCACAAAATTGCCTTTTGCTGACAGTCTTACCGGGTTTTTTGGTGTCTTTCCCGGCATCGCCGCCACCCATAAAAAGGAGAAATGAAAAATGAGTAAAGTTTATTGTAAACACTGTAGATTTCGCCTTGTATTTAGTATTTGTAGATCTAATCCTATCCCCAAACATAACCCTGCTAATTGGCTCGAGCCAGGAGGCAAAACTCTTATTCAAGATTTTTGTCAGGATAAAAACAAGGACAATGATTGCTCAGAGTATAGAAAGAAATGGTGGAAATTCTGGGTTAAATGAACATGGCTCGGTATAGGTCCAAAGAGGAGCAGCTGAGATTGGGCGAGAGAGCAGTTGATCTTCGTGATGTGGGAAAACTTAAATGGAGAGTGATAGCTGAGAGACTGGGAAATGATATTAACAGGACAATAGTTTATTATAAAAAATACAAAGCTTTACTGAAGGCCGCGAAGGAGAAAATGGACCTTAAGCAGATTGAAGAGTTTTTCAGTAGGCACGCCATCGAGCGCGGCTGGATCTGGCTCTACGAGAACGGATTCAAGCGGCGCGTTCCGCAGGAAGTCAGGGGAGAGATAGAGACGGCAAAGATGAGGAATTGCTGAAAATGCAAGACATAAAACAGAAGTTTTACAGGGCGAAAAAAAGAGTCATTAGAATCCTCGAACAAAGCGGTTATAAAGTCATGCGCCTGGATAACTACATATTCCATTTGGAGGCGATTAGAGATAAGGAAATAAGAAAAATTAGAATCGTTTTCGATGAGATAAAGGAAAAGGATATCGAGGAAATCCGAAGCTACGATCTTCCTCAGATATGCACAAAAGAGATCTGGCTAAAAAAGTCGGATGAAAAAAAATTCATTGTCAAGACCATAAAACCATAAAATTCATTCAAGTTTTGCGTTACCAATAACGCCTTTTCTGTAAATTTGTATCACTTCCCGGAATCCCCCCAAAAACAGGGTTTATATTATCAAGTGCTATGGCGAAGTTTCTCCCTATGAAAATCATAGTCCATCACAGCCTCACCCGGGATAGCGGAAGCGTGAGTTGGGGAGCCATCCGCAAATACCACACCCAGACTCTGGATCCGCCTATGTCCGACATCGGATATCACGCCGGCGTCGAGCTGGTGAAAAGCGGCGTCGAACTTTATTATGAGATCCTGATGGGACGGATGTGGGACGTCGCAGGCGCCCACACCCGAGGACACAACAGCAACTCACTCAGCATTTGCTTCATCGGCAACTACGATAAAATCCAACCACCGAAGGAAATGCTGGAAGCGGGTGCCAAGGTAATCGCTTTATGGCTTGACCTTTTCGGGCTCTCGATCAATGACATTTTTTCTCACCATGACTTCGATCCTAACAAGACATGCCCGGGTACGAAGTTTGACATGGAATCTTTGAAGGATGAGGTAAGGAGGTGCTATGCTTAACTTTATAAAGAAGCATTTCTCAACAATTCTCGTCGGTATCGGTATTCTCGTTTTTCTCTTCTTTGCTTATGGTGGAATCTCGGGTCTGATTGCGAAGCACAACTACAATAAGAGCATCAAAGAGAAGGATATTAAAATCGGTGAACTGTGGGGGAAGATAGGAGACAGCGAGAAAAGGGAAGCGATAGCAAATGCGTCCTCAGAAAAGAACTATGCCCTGGCTATAGATAAGGAAGTGATAATCCGAAGAAAAGACCAGGAGATGCGGGTGAAGCTGGCTGAGAAGCGGGAACTGAAAAAGAAGATTCGAGAGATGCCCGCCACACAAGTCATCGTGAGAACGATTGAAATTATAAACTGCCCAGATGTTGTGCAACAGACACAGGGGATCGTATTTACATTGGACTGCGCTAAGGATAATCTCGTCGTCCTGGAGAACGTTTTTTATTTTAAAAAGGAAGCTCTTGACTGGGCGGACCAGTTTTTTACGAGCCAGGCTGAGGTTGTTAACCTCAAAGATGCGATAAAAGATTTTGGCGAGGCATACAAGGAGAGGGGCAAGCAGCTTGCCGATGCCTATGAGATTAGTGGTGAATGGGAAGGCAAATTCAATTTGAGTGAGAAGCGAGGGAAGGCGAAGTGGTGGAAGGGCTTGAAAACAGGCGGAATTGTCGGCGGGATACTGGGCCTGCTGGCAGGTTTCGTTTTGGGGAAATAAGGAGGAAGAAAATGAAACTTTGGGTGACTGGAAAAGTGTTAAATCCGAACGAGGGTAGTGATAAGTGGGAGTTCGTGGGAGTGTTTGATACAGCGAAGAAAGCAGAAGCTGCTTGTAAGGATGAGAATTATTTTATTGGACCCATAGAGTTAAATGATATGTTGCCAGACGAGACGGTTCCTTGGATAGATGGATACTATCCGTTGGCGGAGAAATGTAAAGTGAAGGAAACATGATAACATGGCTAAGAAATTAAAATTCGATCTTCACACGGCCGTTGCTTTTATCGGCTGGGCAATACTCCTGACTTGGGCTTACAACCACCCGAACCCCCAATTCAACACCTACGCGATCTGGCTCACCACCGGAACCGCCGTCTATACCGGCAAAAGACTTCTCCAGAAGAGGAAGGAATTCAACGAAAAGAGGGAAATGTAAATGGAACTGGATCCCCTGACAGTCGTTGCCGTATTGGGCATGGTTTCCCTCCTCATCGAGCGGGTCTTTTACTACAGGTCAAAGTATAGGAAGAATAGAAAACCTGAAAATCCTTCGCACGGTGAGAGGCTTGCAACATTGGAGGAAGCAGTTGAGACCATCAAAGAGAGGCTTGAAAAAATCGAGGAGAAACTGCCATAAAGGAGAATATTTGACATGGAGCTAAAAACGCCCTCGAGTAAAGAATCGCCCCAGGGGGACAAAACCCCTCGAGAGTATCAAAAGCCTCTTTTTGAAAAAAGCAACGGGATGAATTTCACGGCGGAGATCTGGAAGAAATTCGCCGGCGGGCGGTTCTGTATGCAGTGTTCAGCCTGCCATGGCTGTGCGGGGACTTAAATGAACTGGGCGGTTATATCAACGGCGCTGGTAGGGATTCATCTTGTCACAGAATATGCCCATTATATAGTCGAGTTTTTGTGGGGAAGAAAAGACAAACAAATTTTGACAGATATTCTCAAACATAGAAAATCATCTCGGAAGAGTGAGATGTTAGTTGAAATTGTAAAAGATTTGAAGCGGATAAAGGAGCATTTAGGAATTGAAGAGGAGGAAAAAACATGAAAGCACCAAAAGGATTGACTGTGAAGTTTGATCACGTGGAGCGGGAGCGGGTTTATTTCAAAATTCGGGCTACGAAGTTTTACCTGTTCAAGACCATCCTCCGAATCGCAGGCCAGAACATACAGAATCCAATCCGCTCTTTCCTGATTGTCATATTCGCTTTTTATTTTCTGGCGGTGGAATAATGGAGATAAAGCGAGTCCCGATATCTTGGCAAAACGAGAGGAGAAAATTGTCTGCATTAAAAGAATGGTCAAGGAACCCCAGACAGGCAAAAGAAAAACAGAAAGAGGATCTCGAGGACAGCATAGAGAAATTTAATCTGGCGGATCCTTTAGTCATCAATAAAGATAACGTAATTATTGGTGGACATTTTAGATGCAGAATTTTGAAAGAAAGACGGATCGAGGAAGTTGATGTTCGAGTGCCAGACCGGCAATTGACAGAAGAGGAAGTAGAAGAGCTAAATTTGAGGTTGAACAAAAATCTCGGAGAATGGGATTTAGACCTGCTCGCAGATTTCAACGAAGAGATACTTCTCGATGTTGGATTCGAGAGAGGCGAGCTTGACAGTATTTTTGCGATAGATATAGACGAAGAGTTTGATGTAGAAAAAGAGCTGGAAAAATTCCTGAGAAATGGAGTCAGAAGAGTGAAGGATGGAGACATCTGGCAACTGGGAGATCATAAGTTAATAATCGGCGACTGCATAAAAAAAGAAATCTGGGAGAATTTGTTCGGCGAAGAACGGTTTGATTTTATGTTCACCGACCCGCCTTATAAATTAGCCTATACGCAAAGATTAAGAAAAATAAAAACAAAAAAAGGAGCGAAGCTCAAAAAAGATAAGATTTATTTAGGTACAGGAAAAACAAACAATAAAGGAAAGCCCAAAGGATTCGGATATAAATCTCAAAGAAGCTATTTAGGAGTAGAGAAAAAAGGAGGCGTGCCAGAATATGATGAGTGGCTATCAATGGCAAACGAACATCAAAAACTTAAAGGTGCGAATATACTCATTTTTGAAAATTGGAGAAATACAGCTCAACTCTGGATGGCAATAGAGAAGTACTGGAAGATTAAAAACATGATAATCTGGCATCTGCCAAATAGGTGCCAGGGATTTTCAGCAAATTATTTATTTTTCAATAAATACGATATAGCTCCTTTGGCAAGCAAAGGAAATGCAGTTTTGAATGAAGAATATGAAAGAGAGTTTGATGAGTATCTCAAAGAAAAAGGCCAGAAGCTTCTCGATTCTTACGAAGTTATCCTTTACGGAAAACAAGGAAAGGGATATTGGGATAAGAAAAAAGGAACAAATTGGGCACGAATAAACGACCATATCACATGGGCAGCCGAGACGGGAAAATCCAGCGGGCAAGGAATAATTTTTGGAACAAAACCAATTCAGATTTTAGTGCCTTATATCAAAATACTTTCCCCTAGATATGGAATAGTGGGAGATCCTTTTGGTGGGAGCGGCTCAACGATGATAGCTTGCGAGATAATGAAAAGAAGATGCCGGACAATTGAAATAGAGCCTATTTATGGCGAGGTGATTTTGCTTCGCTGGGAAAGGTTAACGGGAAGAAAGGCTGAGAAATATGACTCAAGAAAAGACAACTAAGCAGCCACAAAAAGTCACGAAGAAAAAGAAGAAGACTACTTCCAAGACGGGACGACCGAGTAAATTTAAGAAAGAATATGAACGCGAAGCCTTGAAGCTTTCTACCCTGGGAATAAATGAAGAAGACATTGCTTGGTACTTTGGGGTTCATCCAAACAGTCTTACGAACTGGAAGAAGAGATATCCAGAGTTTTTGTGGGCTATAAAAAAAGGGACGGCCAACAAAAAGGTAAGTTTGATGAAGGCAATGTATAAGAATGCAACCGAAAATCATAATGCTTCAGTTCAGATATTTCTCGCTAAAAATTGGATGGGAATGAGTGATAAACAGGAAGTGCAAATGTCAGGAAATGTAACCATCAAAGTTATCTCAGCCGTTCCCAGACCGAAAAAGAAAAAGGAGAACAATGCAAGCCGTTGAACAAACCGTAGATCTTAGCCGGCGCTACGACCCGCGCACAAACGAGAAGCAACTCCTATTTCATAAGACCTCGGAGACGTACAAATTATATGGTGGAAGCATGGGCGGAGGAAAGACAGGGGCTCTGATCAATGAGGGTATCCAGCTCAATCTGGACTACGCCGGCAACTTTGGGTTGCTGATGAGGAAGACCTGGCCATCGTTCCGCGACACGGTTCTCCCGCAATTGGAGAAGTTCTTGGATAAGAGGCTTGTGGTTGATTGGAATCATTCTAACAAGATGATTGTCATGGTAAACGGCTCGAGAATCCGCTACGGAGGGACAGGCGACAGGCCCGATGACTGGGAGAAGTTCATGTCCGGCGAATATGGCTGGATCGCACTTGATGAGGGAGACCAATTCACGGAGCTGGAATTCCGGATGCTGGCCACAAGGCTGAGATTGAGGCTTCCCGGAATCCGCTATTCCTTCCTGCTCTCCTGCAATCCAAACGTCGGCTGGATCAAGGAGTTATTCATAGAGAGGAACGAAAAGGACTACATCTTCATCCCCGCGCTGCCGACGGATAACCAGGCCAATCTGCCGGAGGATTACATCGCGAGGATGAAGAAGGTTTTGACTTCCAACCAGCAGAAGGCGCTCCTGAAGGGCGACTGGGCGGCCGTGGGGGATGTTGACAACGTTTATGCCTACGAGGACGTCCAGAAGGCTATGAGGAGGAATTTGAAGGGAACCCTGCCGGTCGACATAGGCTGTGATGTGGCCAGAAGCGGGAATGATCAGAGCGTAATCGTATTAAGGGAGGGTCTCAGAGTCTGGGTCCACAACAAGGCCCAGGGACACGACACGATGAGGACCACCGGCGAGATCTGGCGTTGCTGCCAGGACGTTATTATTCCCAGGTGGAAGGACCTGCTGGATAGGATCTCGATCAAAGTCGATGCCGATGGAGTCGGAGGGGGAGTTGTCGACCGGCTGAAAGAGCAGCGGAGGGATAAGGAGGAGCTCTACACGGCCATGGTCCTCAAGGCGGTCTCGAAGGAAAGGAAAGAGGAACTCGTAAAGGCCGAATACAAGTTCCGGATAAAAATCGTTGAGGTCCACGGTTCGGGAAAACCGAAGGACGTTGTCCATTTCAAGAACCTCCGGGCGGAGATCCATTGGGGACTCCAGGAGCTTCTGGAGGATCTGGATTTACCGAACGACCGCGAAGTCTCATCGCAACTGATGGCATTAAAACACAAGACCAACTCAGCTGGCCAGATCGTGATAATACCGAAGGAGGAGATCAAGCAAAAACTCGGAAGATCCCCGGACGTGGCCGAGGCGATAATCTATGCCCTGGCCGATATCAAACCGGCAGCGGAGCCCAGAATATGGAGGCTTCGATGAACCTTAAATTCTGGAAGAAGCAGGAAAAGAAGGACATCGTCCAGTACAAAGACGGAATGTATTATCTCGGGACCGGCACAATATCGGCCCCTAAAATGACGAACTATCTCAAGGCGTCAA